CGGATCTACCGATGGCTGCGGATCCAAGGCTGGACCTTACCCCCTATCTGTATCGAACCTTAGAAGCATTACAAAAGGAGATGAGTTATGCAGGACGCTACCGTCCAATCGACCCCACAGATGAGCCAAGCACCGTCAGTAGCACCAAGCAGCTACGTGACAGCGGCTCCAGTGGCGGCACCAGCCCAGAGTTACCAACAGGCAGCTCCGGTGGCCTATCAGGTGGGTACCAGTTACCCTCAAGCGGTCCCTCAAGTGAGTACCAGCTACCAATCCGCCCCTACTCAGTACGCCCCCCAATCCCAACCGAACTATTCGGTGGCGGCACCAGCGGGAGCTCCAGTGAGCAACCCATGGGAGTCGGCGTTCAACAAGGTGGTGGGGCTGCTGAGCTCACCAGTCCAATCCCCATTCCAGGGTCAACCGTCGACGACGACACCTCAATACGCCCCGGCCAACTTTGGGACTCAAAGCTACCAAGCTATGCCACAATCGGGGATGCCGACCTCATATCTCAACCCGGCATACTCTCCCAACTCTTCCCTAATCTCTTCAATGCCCTTACCGGCGGTGGAAGCACAGGAAGTGGACCAGGCAATCGCGGATTACTACAACCTCAGCAACGAAACCCGTCAAGTTCACGACGCGTTCGGGGCAGAAGCTCCGGCAATCCTAAATAACTACGCCCTTCAACTTGAAGGAATGTTAGATAGCGCCGTTGCTTGGGGCATGCAAGCCAATGCAACCCTTGGCGGTTATGCCAGTTTTGCCATGGAAGCAATTAATACCCTTGGTGGCTATGCCAACTTTGCGGTTAATGAGCACCAGGAGAACCTGGCTTATAACGAGATTCTGACCAACCCCGATGTTCTTAGCGATTACACGCTGAAGTACTTTGGCCCCGAAGGTCCTTATCCCGTATATGAAAACGAAGCCGAACTTGGCTCTCGCGGTTACCGCACCCAACCCATTGGTGGCGGTATTGCCGAATTCCCCGCACCTCCTAGCGCCGATGGTCGCCAACAACCCGAAAACTTCTGGGGTGGCTTCAGCGAAACTATGGCGCGTGATCCCCAGAATGCCTGGCGCATCCTGAACCATGCTCAGCCTGGAACTGTTGCAAACAAACTGTTTGTAATGGAGTGATTCCAAACTTTTAAACCAGGTGGTATTTATTTATCACCTGGTTTTTTAGTATGTATTCACACATAAATTATCAACTGCTAAAATTTTAGATAAGAAAGGATTTCGATCCGTTCTTTCACCCGAATAAAAACAAGACACTGGAGGATAAGCCAAAGTGTTTATTGATAGCTAGTTCAGATCCTGGTAGGTGTGTCCCTTAAGGATTTGGTAAATAGACCCATGATTGCAGTTAAACTTTTCCGCAATCTTTCGATAAGAAAGACCTGCTTCTTTTAAAGCCTTTATCTGCATTACGTCTACTGAAGAAAACTTTCTTAAAGATTTCTTCGGTTTACCTTTACTGGCAAAACCGTTATCTTGGTAAGATCCAGATTCCCAAGCCCTTGTTAAATTTTCTTGTTTAGTGACTACGTCTAGATTATCAACTCGGTTATTCCGTTTGTTGTTATCTTTATGATCCACTTGTAAAGAAAAGTTATGGGTGCCATGAGATCTAAGATCTAATTTAAGAAAAGCAATTGCCATCAAAACGTGCAAATGAAATCGTTTTCTTTTCCCGTCCACAAGAACTGAAACACGATCATAGGCACTGGTAGAACTAATAGGAATCTCAACAAGAATCTCTTGATTTTCCTGATTAAGTTTTTTTTCAAAAGCTTTTCCGTTCTCCGTTAAGTAAAGGTTACCAAAGCCAGGGACAAGTTTTGGATCCATGTTGTTCTTGAACAGTTTCCCAAAGCCTAACACATCTATTCTGAACACTCACGTTGTCACCTTATCGAGCAATTGATAAGTGAAAACCGGATGAATTCAGGGAAACCCTAACGTAAAGCCGAGGGCAATCCTGAGCCAAGCCAATCAAGCCCGTGATTGGAAGGTGCAGAGACTACTGGGGGCAGTACGAACTTACTGCGTAATACCAGGTTTAGCGTCCGGCATCCCTCGGGGATGAAGAGATAGTCCACCCCTCTAAGAAACTAGAGACCAGGCGAACGATTTTCCAAAAATCCTGGGCGCGGAACTCTACCGTCCCCACCCCGCTTACATTGCCGAAATGGCAGTGGAGCCCGTGGTTGTCCACGACTTCACCCGTCAGCCCGGTCAAACCGTACAACTCGACCGCTACAAGTTCTGGGGCACCCCTGGTACTAAGGATAGCCGCGAGCGCATTGCTGACCAAACCATTGGTACTGCCAACAGCCGTAACATCACCAAGGAGAAAGTCCTTGTGGTGCTTAAGGAATACACTGGTCCTGCGGACCCCGGCGATCCCACCCAGCCTTCGACCTTCAAGATTGCGCGTGAAACCCTGATTACCGCCCAGCGTTTGCTGCTGGATACCGGTAACTTGAATATGTTCCACCAGTCGATTGGTAGCCTCACCCTGCTGGATGACTATCGTCGTTGGCGTGACCGCGTCTTCATTGACGAACTTGCCAAAGCAGAAGCCAACGGTCAAGCTTCCACCACTCAAGGCGGTTACTACTTCGCTGGTAACAAAGCCAAGGATTCTTCCGGTCGTGTTTCTTACACCGCCGCTGAGTACACTGCCCAAGTTCAACAGTTCCAAGTCCGTACCGACTTGCTGAACGTTGTTAAGGACCTGCGTAAGCGTAACGTGCCGACCTATTCCGATGGTCTGTATCGTTGCATTTGTGATCCCACGTTCATGATGCACCTGCGTCGTGACTCTGACTTCCGTGAGATCGCTCGTTACTCTGGCAACCCTGGTCAGGGTATGTACATGGGCAATCCTGCGATGCCCAACAACTCCAGCTTCTTTATGGGTCCCCAAGCTGGCCAAGGTTATTTCCTTGCTGGCGAACCTGTAATGCCTACTGGCGTTCAGTTTGAAGGTGTGAAGTTCTTCGAATCGACCAACTTCCCAACCAAGTCCCTGAGTGCCTCTTTTGACGCTGGTTCCAACTACTCCACCCAAGAAGTTGCACAAGGTTACTTCTTCGGCCCTCAAGCCATTGGCGTCGGTATCGGTGGTCCTAACGCCCAGGTGTTGATCAACAATAACGATGACTTCAGCCGCTTCATCATCTTGATTTGGCAACTGTACGCTGGTTTTGAAATCTTGAACAAAGATTTCGTTACCACTGGTTTCAGTTTCGTGTCTGATGACGGCGTAATCAAATAAATCTCAAGGAGAAATAAATGACTTATTTATCTGCTAAAAAAATCTACCCAGGCAACTGGGCAGTACCTTTAAACGGCTGGTACAAAAACATTGATACCACCGGCGGCACCACCAATAACGCTTCTAAGGCTGGCCCCACTTGTGTGTTGGCACTTCCTGGTTACCGTTATTTCCAAACCCGTGGTTATGTTCCCGTAACCTGGGCCTCTGGTTCTGCCACCACTAGTGGCCAGACCATGGCTGTGATTGTTCCCTCACCTTACCGTCAGGATGACACTCGCACCGACATCACCGGTATGGTGATCTCCGGTTCTAGTGTTCAGGGTGCTTACGTTTATCGTACTGCTATCTCTGTTGCTTCCGGTTGGGATGGCCGCGCCGCTTCTGGTGTTTATGCCGCCACCGGCAACGTGATTTCGTTTGGCCGCAACAACTCTGGTAGCCCCACCGCTGCTTCAGGTGTTGGCGAAAACGTCATCCAAGCCAACTTGACTTCTACCGTTTCCGGCGACGCTTCCACCAAGATTTATTTCTCTGGTGCTAGCCAAGCCTTTGGTACCGACCCCTTCATCACTGCTACTGGTGCTGCAGGCGTTACCAACACCAACGTGTATTACAAGGCCACTGCTGCAACCACCTTCTCGGTGTTTGCCAAGGGTGCCGCTAACGATACCGCCGTTTCTGGTGGTGTGTACATTTCTGATGCTGATATTGCTGCAGGCCGCACCGGTTATCTGGTTGTGGAAGTGTGCTATGTCCGTCCGGATGACGCCCCTGCTTACGAAGATATCGACTCTTACTTACTTGGTCGTACCGTCACTAGCGGCTGATTAGGCTAAAGTAGGTACCAGATAACCTCTGGTACCTATGCTTTATCAGCACAAGAAAACTGGCGCACGCGTCAAAATTGTTAGCGAATTTGATAATGGCGACTGGTTCATGGTCGAAGACCAAGATGGTCGCCTTTACACCGCCTACAAATCTGAATTAAATCCTGATGAAGTGGCGACTAAAAAAGTCCAAACACTTCAAGTAAAGGACAAGGCGTCTCAAGAAGAACCCCGTGTTTTTCCACCCGACACTCGTTTAAACATTAATGGAGCCACCCCACAAATGATCGCTGATCATATTAAGGGTATTGGCCTTAAAACTGCTCGGGAGATTAAAGATCTCCAGATGTCATTATCGGGTGAAAGGTTCAATAATCTTGAGCAGCTTAAGAAAATTAAACGAGTTGATTGGGAGGCCGTCATGGCTGCCAATTTAATCAGGGTTTAATTGTTAACGCATCTCCTTAACGCCCCGCAGAAATGCGGGGTTTTTTGTTTTAAAATACAACTAAGGGTAAGAGAACATGGCAGTAAAAACTTTCTTAGGCACAGTTGGACAAACGGGGACAGCTACTGGACCCCATACACATCTGTACGTCAAAGATTTAGCAACCAACAAATATCTTGATCCGCAAACAATTCGTAGTCCACTTATGGGGTTACGTGTAGGCGAGGGAGAAATTCCTGCTTTCATTAAAGATGCATCTGGAAAAATTGTAGTCAATCCTCAGTCAGGTATTCAAGTTACTTCAGAATTTGGTAGTCGTACTGCGCCTACCGCAGGTGCTAGTTCTTTTCACCAAGGGGAAGACCTTGGTTTGCCTGCTGGCACTCCATTGAAATATGTTGGGTCAGGTTCCTATACCCCATTAGCAAATCAAGGCGGGTATGGCAATCTTGGAACATTTAAAACTGGTGATAACAAATATGAAATTGGTTTTGGTCATATGGCTTCTTTAGGTACACCAGTAACAGCACAAGGGGCACCTGTTGGACCACCACAAAATTATGATCAAGCAAATCAACGTACGCAAGACTTGCTTGAAGCTTTTATGTACGGCACCCAATACAGAGAAGCTCAAAAGCCACAATCATTTCTTGATGCGATGAAACAACAAGTTACTCAATCAATGCTTGGCCAAGTTTTAAATCCTGGTGCTGGCACACAACTTAATTTAAATTTACCCGCTGAATACACTCAAGCTATCTGGGGCTGAGTTTTTAGCTCTTATAATTGAAAAATAATGTCTTAAGTTAGTGCAGTTAAGCGACTTTGACAAAAGCAGAGTCAGGTACCATTTGGGGTATTTTACTGTTTCTGTGCCAGCAGGTGACTATGCCCGTCTGGAAGAATCATTAAACACTGTCCCAGATTCGTATTTCTACGACAAGATTGTTATTCAAATTGGCCGTTGCGATACGGCTGAAAAGAAAACAGAGGTTGCCTCCAACCCTAATACCAGGTTGGAAAGCATCATTGGTGACGTTGATCGTACGATTCGTTCTAGCAATGCTGCAGAAGCATTGAAAGTTTGGAATCAGATCTATCTATATGAAACCAATCGTCTTGCCGGTATCTTATTTGTACCTAACTACAAGGATGAGTTCCAGGCGCGTTATCGGTATGAACGCTCTGGTGCTGAATTTATTCAGGCTTTACCAGGGCCTGCCGACACAGCAGTCGGATCACGTATCTATCTTCATGAGGTTTGGCGGTAATGGCTGATTTTAATCCCCTTGGTCAAATTGGCGGTTTAGTTAGAAAATTACCGTCAGCAGCAGAAGCTGTAGGAAATTTCTTTTTACCTGGCGTTAGCACCTTAGCTCAAAAATACGGTAATAAAAAAACATTTCAAAATATTCCTGTAGGAAAAATTACCGAAGGAGCAGCTAACGTTGGTGGTATAGGAGCTTCTGTTGCAGGTGGACTTACTTCTGAAATGGGAGTAGGAATTCCATTAGTCGTGGGTGGGATGGCACTTAGCGGTGCTGCGCATGGTTTAGGCAATGAAGTACAGTACCGCTGGAATCAGTTGATGGGTCAAGGTGGTTCTCAATCACCAAATGGAATTCAAACTGGTAAGTATGGCTCAACTGATTGGAATCCTTCCGCTAATCCTTCAGCTCAGCGTGGTAGCCAACAAGCAGCAGATCGTGCCTATCAATCGCAAGTCTCTAGTATCGCTCAACAAACTGTACAAAATCCACTTTTTCAAAAATATCAAGTTGCTGACTTAACCAAGCAATACAACACTGCAGCTAACCCTGCCGAAAAACAACGTATTGGTTTGGAAATCTGGGCGCAAACCAACCCATTACTTGCCGCCAAACTTAAGTCTGGTCAAGTAGGTTACACCGAATCACGCTCTGCTCCTGGTATGTCCAATGCAGGTGGTCTGCCTATTGGTGGTTTACCTATGCCAACTACGCAATTCAATGCAGCAGCAGATGTGTCAACCCCTGGAACAATGGAGCAAACCTTTGGTACGCCTGTCCCTGGATATGGTATGGTGTCTGCAACACCCCTGGTATTTAACCCAGGTGCTCCACAGGGACCTATTACCGATGGTATGATCCAGGCTTCTTATGGTCAGCAGTTGCTAACATCACCAGACTTTGCTAAAGCCGCTAAAGATAGCATGTTCTTGCGGCGTGCTTACCAGCAACAAGGCCTTAAATAAACCTTTGGTAAACTAAAGTTACTTGGCACCGGCTAGCGGGTAAGACCACCAACTGGGTAACGAATACTTTTGTATTCATGGAAACCAGTGTTGTTGCATTAAACAAATGATTCTTTGCCCTAAGTTTGTTAAAAGTGTCCTGACCAAATTAACGCTTGTGCTTGCATGCCAAACCGTTTTTATTCCTGGTCTCAAAGCTGAATCAAACTGGGTAGGAGAAAACGGATAAAAAACCGATGGCACCTTTTACAGTCCAACAACGTTTTGGCTTGAAGCCTGAAGAGTTAAATGCTCTTACCGTATTGTCTGGACTTGAAGGGTATCGTGGTCCCAACAGCTTTGACCCTGCTGCTGTTGCTGCCAGTACACTCCAACGTCGCTTGAGCGGCAAATGGGGTGGCCATGACATTCGTAATATTGCCACGGCGCCAGGACAGTTTGCCTCGGTGTTAGATCGTGGTCTCAATATGCAACAACTTGGTGACCCAGCATATGGTGCCAAGTTACTTGGTGGTCAATCTGAGTTCAATCGAATTCAGTCCATGATCAATGACCCAGCCGTTGTGGCGGGTCAAATGGGTAAGGTTGGTGAGTCTTTCCGTGCATTATCCGAAGGACCAAAGGCTAGTGACTATATTCCAGTCCCTGGTAAAAGTAATTTTTACTTCAACCGTAACCCGGCAATTGCCAAGCAAGGTCTTGGCCTTTTACAAGGGGCTAATGCCGGACAATTACCAGGTGCTCCACCACCTCCCCCTGGAGTTGGCGCAACCCTTTCATCTGTTTTAGGTCAAAACATTACACAACAAGCAGAACAACCACAATCAATAGCACAACAGTTGGTAAATCAAGCTAAGTCCACCGTGTTACAAAACATGTTCCCGCAAGGAGTTTTTGCTTCTATCATGGCTCCGCCAATGATTGGAGGACTGTAATCATGTGGTCACGCGCTGATTATCTTGATGCTTACTTACCAAGTGTGGCAAGTGAATACACATATGGAAATGTAATTCCAAATCCTGGATACACGCTTAAACGACGCATTGCATTATTGGATAAAATGAAAGATGACACAACAGGTGCACCAAAATCAGAAATGTTTCAACGGTTTTTAATTCTCCAAAATAATCCAGAAGCTTTGTTCCAATCAAAAGCTAAGATGCCAAATACTCCCTTTGGTAACTTGGCCAACTTAATTCCGCAACAATAATAATTCAGTTATAATTAAAAAAATTGCGTAAAAACATTGTCGTCAACTAGTAGCAATAAACAACCCGTTTTTTCAGACCGGCCACTATTTGACTCAGTTCGAGTCACCACCCAAACTGTTGGTAGCGCATCTGTCAACACATTATTTGTGCAAGGTGGGCAGGCGCCTTCTATCCTTGTGGACATGGATGCAGCATTGAGCGAAGATAATAATAGTGGTGGCGTTATTGATTCCATTACGATTGTTCGTAATGATGCCTATCGTGCTGCAGACTATACCCTTGATACCACCACATCAGGCACAGCCGTGTCCCTGGTAAGCGGACAAATTGTTTCGATTACTACCACGGGTGCCATGAACACGGGCACAGCAAGTGGCGTTGGGTACTACACCTATACTGGCGCAACTACAATTACCGGTAAACTAGGTGTTCTTAATTATTCCGGCGGTATTGCAAGCGGGTTTAATTTCCTAGGAGTTGGTTATGGCTACCAACAACCCGTCACCTTTGCCTTCTACCAAACCCGTAATACAACTACACCTATCCCTGGTAGCGGCGACTACCGTTTGGTATTTGCTAAAACAGTCCCAGCTAATACCCAGAGCATTGATTGTTCTGACGTAATGCCTGTCGTCTCTGTTCCAATGCCCACCGCAGGTAACACCACTGGTCTTGGACAAACTGCACCACTACGTAACAAGGGCATTTACCTGGAACGGGGCGACCGTATTTACGTTGGTGTATTCCCTGATGGACCCAACAGTTCTGGTTACATCCCCGGCGCATACGTGATTGCACAAGGCGGTTTCTTCTAAACCATGAGCCCATCAAAAGGAAGTTCCTTTGGTGCTTTTCGTTCCAAGGGTAAAGCCTTTGGTGATTTTGGGTCTCTTGAAGTTCCAGACATTGGTGAAATTAAACCTATTACCACTGAGTTTTCCAAGGGTTCCGTACCAAACTCAATCGTACGGATGGATCGGGAAGCAGCCTGGAGCCGCTGGAGGCGTGGGTATGAGATTGCTGCGTCTGTTGGCATCCAACACGCATTAACATATCCTTTTGAATTTCAAGTACCACTCCCAGAAGGCACTGCACCTACGGAGGGTAAACAACCCTTAATCCTTGGTGTTGTGCAAGGGTTTCCGACAGCGGGTAAAGAGTTTGGTGTCCACTGGACTGGATGCCGCGTTGGTTCTATTTTGCGTTTTGATAACATCAAAGATTCAACTGGGACACTTGCAAGTATTGCTTCTATTACACAAGATGACGAATATTGGTATGTGCAATTAACAGGTAGTTGGAGTGTTGCAAATCCATTACCACCACCGCTGTACGTACCAAATCCAAGTGGAGATCCAATCAAACCATTACTTGGAGAAATACTAGAAGACAGGATTTTAGTGCCAGAGGAACCGCCTATTACTAAAGATACGCTTAATCCATCAACAGGTAAACGGTATGGTTATGTGCAGGCCATCTTAATTGATGTAGATGGTCCTAATGGAATATTGAAACTACAAAGGACCAGTTCGTTTGAAGCTAGTCCTGACAATGTTTATTTAACGCCTTCTACCAAACCATTCTCTGTTGGACGTTACTTTACCGTTGGAACACGATACGCATGTACGTGTCAGGATTTCAGTCGTCGCAGTTACACCTTCATGATGAACCTGGATGGAAAAGAGAAAAGACGGTTTCCATTCACCAGGCCAGCCTTGCTTAAGTATGGTCGGCACGAAGTGCTAACTGATCCAAATACTGGAGCAGTAGATAATAATGCCATGACAGATCCAAATCAAAACAGAGATTTAACTTTGACTTATGAGTCGATTGATAATCCGGGTATCTTTAATGATTTCGGTGGACGATATTTACGTAATTTTGGTGCTGCTCGAAGAGCGGAAGGACCAACTACCTTTGCTGATTACACAGCTAAAGACAATCAAATTACATCGTATTCAGACTATTGGACTCCACTTCTTGACGAGATGCGTTATTGCAAACACATTTATGCGTTACGATTTGAAGAAGGTATCTTGCCGCCAGAGCCATCAGACCTGCCCTTCTCAACAGAAGAAAGTATTACGGAATGGGAACAAAATTTAGTGTATGAATCCGCAGTATCAAACAAGCATGTCGATACGGTAAATGCACTGCGAGCAATGGCATTAATGGATGTACCACCCAAGAATTTTCAGTCGCCACAAATGCTGCCGATGATGCAAAAATTACTTAATGTGCCTACGTCTTTTATTAGGCTAGAGAACTTTAGAATGCAAGATAAGACCGGCGCGTTTTACAATCCCAGCGCCGGGCAATCACCGGCAACTTAACATGGCTGAATTTGGAGATGTTGTTGAGACACGGTATGTACTATCCGATGCTCAACTTGCAGCTAGTCAATTTGGTTTTAGCGAAGTGTACTACAGCGGGAGTCCTACAATTTACTCTCCGGGGGACGTAGTACACTTGCCATACGCTTCGGGTGAAACATCTACTATTCAAGCACTAGGCAAGGCTTGGGCGGCCTACGCAAGCGGAATAGGTCCTGGGTAACAAGAGAGTGTTTAGACGGCAGCCAGGGCCTTTTTCTCTTGCTTACGCATGTGTTTCCTGATAGCCTCAATGTTCCAACGATAGGTATCGCGTGAACGAGTCTCAGGAAAGGCTGCGAAATGTGGTCCGAGTTTCAAGGTGCCATTGTCGCGCATCTTGAAGAGTTGTTGGCGGCTAATACCAAGCACTTCTTCTGCGCGGGTCACGGAGACCCAGCCGGTTGATTTGGTCATGACTCAAGGTCGTGTACTCGCACAAGCTACCAGCCTTCAGCACCTTGTCAAGGGTTGTAACAAAAGTTTTATCTTTATATTTTGTGGGGATACAAATAGGTCAACTTAAAATAAGATAACGGCAACTGAAGAGTATGTTCAGCAGCGCAAATGACCCGCTCGCACTGCTTATTGAATTAACTCCCAAACTTGCAAAGAAACGATTTCGAGAACATATTTACGAATCCTGGGACCACAAATGTGGTTATTGCGAAGACCTTGCAACTAGTCTGGACCATATAATTCCTAGGTTTAAATCAGGTTCAAGTAACCGGAATAACCTGGTACCTGCATGCCGTAGATGTAATACTGCCAAAGCGAGCACCAAGATGGAAGAATGGTATCAACAACAGGAGTTCTTTACGCAAGCTAGGATGGATAGAATTAAATCCTGGATGAACCAAGAAGTTGTTGAGCTTTTTGTGTATTCTGTAGATACAACCCCCTGTCAGTTAGCAATTTAAAGTGGCTTTAACATACGACGCAGCCAAGGTACTTTGGAACTATATACCTGAAAAAGCAGATTACACAACATCTTATCCAACGGGTACCACTGTATATGTTGTGTGGCGAAGAATTGACACGCCGTCACCTGTATATATAGTTTCTTCGTTTACAACAGATCCAAATGCAGGCGATCCAGAGGGCTTGACGTATGTCGACAGAGACGGATCATTTGGTGAAAACTTTGGCGGCATTGCAACACCGCCTTTTTATGTAGATGCAAACTCTCCGTCAATACCTCCTGAAGTTGCAAATCTTTTACCTAGTGTTGAAAACCCAAATTATTTAGAAACAACATACACAGATGCAATTAACGCCGCCGGAGCAAATCTCTGGCCTCAATATGCAGCATTGAATGCTAATAACGCTGCAGTCAATCAAGTAAACGGTGCTAAAAATAATTTTTATTCACAAACAATTAATACTATTATCGCTACACAACAAGGTTCATATAATTATCTAGATGCAAAACAAGCCGTTACAACACAAGCAAATAATGTTGGTTTAGCCAAGCCAACTGCTGATGCATTAGTAAATGAAATGGTTGGTAGTACCGGTCAGTTTAGAAGCTTTTATCTAACTGAGCGCATAACTCCCTGGGACCCTTCCGTATTACCTGCAAGTTTAAGTACAACAGTAAAACAACGGAATGATCTTGGCACTAATTTTAATAAGTACACCAATGGCACCAGTGGATATTATGTGAACGAAACACCACAAGGCCAAGCAGCTAAAAAAATATGGGACGCTGCTGTTGCCGCAGATAATCTTGATATTATTGCTAGGTATGGTTCTATAGAGGGCTATGCCAAACAA